TTTTGGAAATTTATTGTTACACATTCTAATCAAACTGAATTTTTAATGTATGATGTAAATGGTAAATATGAATCTCATGTTGATACCTTTCATCAAATAAGCGATGAAACTAGAAAGCTGACTGCATTAGCTATTCTTAATGATGATTTTGAAGGTGGAAAGTTTTATATTCAAAACGGACATGAAAGAATATATCCACCGCAAGCAAAAGGAAGCATTATTGTATTTCCATCATTTATGCTTCATGGCGTTGAGCCAGTAACTAAAGGAATGAGATATACTGTGGTTACATGGATGGTTGGACCATACTTTAAGTAAAAAATAGTGTCCGACACAATTGATGATTACTTCGATTTTCTACAAAATAAGACAATCAAAGATATTGGCGCTGATAGCTACGATGGTAAAAATTATTTGGTTATTTTACTATCTGACGGCTCTATTGCTTATATATCTAGCGATAGCAATCTTTATATTGCTATTGAAAAGCATCTTATTAATTAGTGGAAAGAAATAACTATGGATTATCAAGCTCTTTTAAATATTGTTTTAGGTGTTGCCCTTTCAGTTGGTGGTTGGTTTGTTAGACAAATGTGGGATGCAGTCCAAACATTAAAACAGGATATTCAAAAAATTGAAGTTGAATTACCAACTCATTATGTGCGCAAATCTGATTTAGATGCTAGGCTGGATAAAATTGACGATATGTTAGAAAAGTTATTTGATAAACTAAATACTAAAGCCGATAAGTAATCAATTTTGATACCTTATGATATCAAAAGATAAAAAAGGCAAAATAGAATATCTTCGAAAATATAAGGCCGAGCATCGCGAAAAAACGCTATATCAACAAGCGCATTACAGAGCCAAGACAAAAGGAATCCCTTTTGATATAGAGATATCTGACATTATCATACCTGAAATTTGCCCAATCCTTCAAATACCGTTAAAAAAAACAATTGACGGTGATAGACACCATTCCCCAAGCCTAGATAGAATAGATAACGATAAAGGTTATATAAAAGGCAACATTCAAGTCATTAGCAACAAAGCAAATAGCATGAAACATACAGCAGACAAAGCAGAGCTGCTTAACTTTGCAACCTGGATTAAATTAACTTACGGAGAATAATATGACTAAATATAGTGAAGCAGGAAAAGGATCAACCACTAAACTTAAACAAAAATCCAAATTTGATGAAAACTTTGATCGCATTTTTGGCATCAAAGAAGAATACTTTGATTCAGATGAAACTACCGATTGGGATGAAGAAAGACTCGATATTATTGGACAAAATGGAAACATAGGATATAGGGCGGATGAATGAGCTGGTTATACCTACTTCTAGCGGTCATAGCCGACATAACTTTGATAATTAATGTCATACATCATTGGTAAATAAAAAAGGGCCGTAAAGGCCCTTAATTATTGATGGATACCATTTTTCCGAGGAACGCTATTCACCATATTTAAAGCAACTATTTATTCATAACATACATAGTTACTTCAAATCCAAATCTTAATTCTGTTGCAGCTGGTTTAGTCCACATAATTAGCTCCTAATATACAACAAACAAAATTGTTTGTCTTGCAAATTATGCCTTTTTTGCGATACAAAACCATCAAGAAAACCATTAAAACGGCATATCCGCACCTGCACCCTGATCATTAAAGGTATTAGTGCCAGCGCCATTGTCGCCAGTAACTTTAGGCTGAACTTGTTTACCAATAGAAATGCCTAAATATGGATTGCCAGTTTTTGTTTGATTATTATAGATATTGAAATAATAAGTAGCGCCAGGAATAGCACCTTCAGGTAAAACAATCTTACCTTGATAGTCGCCATGCCAATCTTCTGTCTTATTTTCATTTTTAAAAGCACTGCCAGTGCCAGGTTTAGGAACATATTGTTCAGCCATTTGTAAACTCCTCTAATTTTAATATAATATTTTTAATCTCATCATTTAAAGCGATGACCTCTTTTTCAGCTTCAGCGATCCAAGCCTCATCTTTATATAAGCGCTTAATAAACAACTGCAAGTGCTCTTTTTGGTCTGGGTCAAAAGAAACTAAATCCACATATTTGCGATCAGGCATGCAAGCCAATTGCCATTGACATTGAGCATTATAAGTCGCAACTAAATCTGCACCATCATCAATTAAATGGCCTAGGTGGTTTTCAGGGCTAGGACACTTGATTTCCAATAAAGCATGGTCGCCAATAAGGCCGTCCGGTGAAGCGCCAGCCATGAGAATAGTAGGATGATTAACAAAAGCAATCTGATCAATCATAACATTTTTTACATGCTCATATTTAGCACGAGCCAACGGCTCCAAATCAATCCCACGCTGCATAAGAGCCGTTTTATATGCTTCAATTCTGCGGCCTGTTAAACGCTCCCTAATAATTTCAAATTTAGCGCGCTTACGATAAGCAGACTCGCCTGATTTAACTTTAGTCATAATGCTAGCAATTCTTGACGCGGTTATCTTTCCCAACCTCATCTGATGCCAGGCATCCGACCCTTGATGAATTTCATCTGTCATTTAGATTCTCTTTTCATAGCAATTAATCTTTTTAAAAATAAAACTTTGATATGGCGTCTTTCAATTTGAGCAATATCGCTTTCCCATACTGGCAATTTAATACCATAAAAATTAGAAAGTAACATTATGCTAACCTGGCTTTCATAGCATCTTTAGCCTGAATGATTTCATGTGTAGCGTGTGTATTACCACGAAGCTGATCCATGGCTGACATATAATTTTTTTGCAATTCATCTAAAGATTTACTAGCATTAATTTTAGCAACAAAGAAAGCAGGGTTAACTTCAGATGCAGAATTACCGTCATCGTCTTCACTATAAAGACCTAACATGGCGGTAAGGCTATATCTTCTTAAATAGGATACACAGCTACCTACGCCTTGGGCATCTTGCTTTTGTAAAGGGCAGACGGCCGTATCTTCAATCCACTCCCCTGAACTATGGAGTAAACGAGTAGTTAAATGAAGCTTACCGTCGTCTGATGGGCTTAACGATTGAATGAAAGCAATACCATTGTCATTAAGCGCAGGCTTGATTGCATCGACCGTTGAATTTATATTGGCATATTTAGATTTAAAATGTGGATTGGTAGAATCCTTAACAGCAAACCTAATTTGAGATTGAGCGGCCACAAGTGCAGCCGCTATAGTTTTAATACTATCGGAAGTTTTCATCTTATCTTGTCCTTATTTTTTAAATTATATTGGCAATTGTATCTTCGTAAATACGCTTGGCCCAACGATTTGTTTCATGATTGTTGTAAACATAGTATGCCATATCTTTAATTGCTTTGTTAAATTCATCGCGAATACGGCCCAACTCATCATCTTTTGCATCAAATAAAATTGTATGAATTTTACTAATGAATGGCCCTGAATTTTCAGAGTCGGCATACAAATCTCCCCAATTTTTACATTGGAAAGTTAAGTAATACTCAATCAATTCAAGCATATTTTTAATTTCATCACTATCATCAAAAAAATCAGGATCAGGATGATGAAGCGCCTGGATATGAATCTTATTTTCAACTGCAACTTGGTCAGACATAATGTCCTCCGTAAGTGATTGATTTGTCGTCATATTATACTCCTTTTAAAAAATTGTCTAGCAAAGGATAAAGCACATACAACCAAAGACCAAAATAAGCGTATATAGCGATAGCATATACAATAGCAAGTTTAGTATTTTTACTCATTGTTTTCTCCTATTTGTGATTTATATGGATCAATTTGAGTTTGAACATATTCATAATGATTAGATTGAGTGTTGAGTTTTAATTTTGAATTAGGCACCACAAACTCGTATTTATTTTCAACCCAATTAAGCTGAAGCTTTGCAGATTTAGGCGCGTAATTCCATTTGCCTTCAACCCAATTATATCGAAGTTTAACTGGCTCCCCACCGTAACATACGATAGGGAGTGCGATTAAGAGTGCGGTTAATAGTTTCATTTGGCTACCGCCAATACAAAATGACCGCAACAATTATAAACTTCAAAGCCTGTATGTTGATCATCATCATAACGATTGAATGAATCGCGTGACCCACCTACAAACCAGGCATATTGAATATCTAACATATTTTTAGCATTCCAATCAGGCACAGGTTTGACAGCTGGACGAAATGATTGATCGCGTGAAGGCTCAATACCGTCAGTCATACCACTAAACTCTGAAATATTTTTGATTAAAAGATTGTTGCGATTTTCGCGTATGAATTTTTTGATTGTTGCTAATGTGATTCTTGTCATATATAAGTCCTCTTCAGTAATTTAAAGTAGCGTTGTTGCTACAGTTCCTATTATCCATAGATTTCAAAAATGTGCAAACTTTCTGCAAATAATGTTAAGATAAGCAAAATTCATCAATTTTAGGACAATATATGATAATTACAGCAAAACCTATCGATTCCCTTATACCTTATGCCAATAATGCACGAAAACACGATGAAAATCAGATAAAACAGATTGCATCAAGCATTAAAGAGTTTGGCTTTAATAACCCAGTTCTAATTGACAAAGATAATGGCATTATTGCAGGCCATGGACGCGGTTTAGCGGCCCAAAGACTCGGTTGGACGGAAGTGCCAACCATAGCCCTCGAACATCTCACAGAAACGCAGAAAAAGGCCTTTATATTGGCCGATAACAGAATCGCGATGAACTCAACATGGGATAACGAGCTATTAGCCATAGAATTAGAAGCCCTAAACGGTGAAATAGACCTAACAGACCTAGGCTTTGAGCCGGGCGAGATTAATAAATTATTAAATGGCGAGGAAATAGAAGGATTAACCGATGTAGACGATACACCAATAACTCCAACTGAACCCAAGGCCATGTATGGCGATATCTATCAACTAGGCGAGCATAGACTGATGTGCGGCGACTCTACAAAAGAAGAGGATGTTCAAAAATTACTATACCCATATTCAGACGAAACCATGCATTGCATATCCGATCCGCCGTACGGAATTGCGTACGATCCCAAAGCTGACAAATACGGCATGATTAAAAATGATGATGTATTTCTAGATTACATAGGACTAGCCAAAAAATATACAAACGGATTTTTTTACATGTGGACTGGATACCAGGTTGTTGATGAATGGATGAAACGCATTAAACAAGAATTTGAGCGTGTAACTAACATTATTATTTGGCACAAAGGCGGTGGAGGAATGGGCGATTGCATGCGAACCCTATCATCTGATTTTGAAATAGGATTAGTAGTTCACAGGGACAACTTAATTCAATCAGGCCGCATAGGATCAGTATGGGATTTCCAGGAAGAGGAAAAAGCCGAATGGATTAATAAAGCAAGTAAGGACGAATTAAAGCAATTAGTAAACAGAATGACTGAAGGGCCTGTAGTTTGGAAAGTAGGAAAAGATAACACAGCCTTTTACATGCATCCTACTCAAAAACCAGTAGAAGTAAATCAAAAAGCATTAAAACACTTTACCAAACCAGGCGATGTGGTTGTGGATTTATTCTTGGGATCAGGCAGCAATTTAATTGCATGTGAAACATTACAAAGAAAATGTGCAGGTATGGAACTTGACCCAAAATATGTCGATGTAATCATTCAAAGATGGGAAGAGTTTACAGGCAAGAAAGCCGAAAAGATAGATGGCGTTAATATCTAAAAGCGAACATCAAGAACAAGTAGCGCTTATCCAATGGTATAGATTACAATACCCAAAGCAAATAAAATGCTTATGGGCCATACCTAATGGCGGTGTTAGAAACATAGGCACCGCTATCAAACTTAAAAGAGAAGGCGTCGTCCCAGGCGTCTCTGATTTATTTTTAATGAT